CGCTCCCGTCACATACCGCTTGATATTCGCGTAAATCTTGTTCTGCAAATTTTGCCGGATGTTCTTTTCTTCTTTCTTGAAAATGGGATTCACCAAAGGCCGTGCCGGCACCTTGATCTCGCTCGTGTCCTTGGCCAAAGGCATGCCCATGGCGAATGCCAGGCGGCGCATGCGCGGCGTGATCGCAATGCGCGTTCCGCCGGCATGATGTTTGGCCCATTCCTGCATCTTGCGATTGTCGTTCAAAAACCCGATGCTCATCAGCATATCGTTCGGGTCGTACTTATACCGCACCGCGCCCGCCATGCGTTGCAAGGCTCTATATGAAGGCGTGCCCACCCAGGCCCGGCCGTATTGCCGGCCGCGCGTTTTCTTGCCGCGTTCGCCCTTCCAGACCATGCGAAAATTCTTGACCGATTGAATCCCGCGTTGACCGTGACGCTTGCGCATATAAGGCGTATGCGGATTGAGCTTGTCCCACTCGCCGTTCGGCCCGCCCTTTTGAATCGCCAGTTTGATCATCTCGCGCATGCGATTGCCTTCGCTCCTGAAAGCCGAGGAAACCGCCCGGGTCGCGAACTTAGGGAACGCGCGAAACAACTTCTCGCACTCTTCCATGCCCACATTCCCGCGTTGATCAAAATAAAGTTCAAACATTCATTTCCTCATGGGCGAATGCCATTCGCCCCTACTTTCGCACATTCACACGTTCTCACGTTCACACATGCGTTATCTCTTCTTAGAGATCGCGCACACCCATTCATATCCGTTCGCGCTCTTATTCGCGTCGATGACAATCCACGTCCCGGTCCCGATCGTGAGCGTCTCGCCTTGCGCAATAGTCGCAATCCCGTCGCTCCCCTGAGCCTGGATCCGCGCGGTGGCGTCCACCGCATACGCATCCGCGCCCTGGTAGCTGTCGTCCCGGCCGTACTTGACCAAAGCCGGAATGCTCTTTGAAACGCCCGCGATAGTTGTATGCGTCACCGTGGTCGCAAAGCCCGAGTTCAGATAAAAATCCGCCAAATCCGCTATCATGTCCATCTGAAAAGTCACCTTCTACTCCGCATGTTTTCTTAAATAGGCGCCCCATGATTTTCATTGTGTTCTGAAATGAAAATCATTAGAAGGGCGCCGTTATATAAAATCTTTGTTCTCACAAAGATTTTATTAGTCCATGACGTAATATTCCAGCGCCACCGTGAACTTCCCGGCGGTCAAAGCCGCCACCGTGATCGTCAATGTCAAATCGGTGCCGGCGGCCGCCGTCATCAAAAGCGCGTGGGTGATGGTTCCGTCCGGGACACCGTCGATCAGCGCGTCCAGGGTAAAGCCCGCCAAAACCACGGCTGATAAAACGTCATTGGCCGCAAGCAAATGCAGCGCCACTTGAGCTGCACCGCCGGAGGTCAAAGCCGTATTAACCCTGATCATGGCGTCGGTCACGACCGCGCCCTTGGGCAAAGGCTGCCCGCGCAGGGTGATGGCACTCACCGCCCCGCCCTCTTTTGCAAAGTCGAACTCAAAATACGCGACCTTTTTTGCGTTTTCCAATCCTTGTAAAGGCATGTTTTTCTCCTCCGTCGAAAAAAAATTACATTTTTGTTTTAAATAGGGCTGATTCGGATCAGCCCGTCATATAACACCCAATTTCGTGCTGCTTGAAATTGGGTGTTCCCCGGATTTTATGCGCCTGCGTTCCTCACCAACCCCTTCCAGTCCATGGCCTTGCCGCCCGCGTCGCCGCGCACCTTGTACTCCACCCCGTCCACGGTCCAGCCGCTTTTGGTTTCGAGATAAGGAGTCTGTACGCCGTTCAGAAAGAAAATTTTCACGGTCTTACCCTTTGGCCCGGCAAAGTAATATTGAGTGGCGGAGTTGTCGTCCAACCGGCTTTCGTAAACGCGGGTGAATCTTGAGCCCGCGTAGGGGTTGTTGCGCGTAGCCGCTTCGTTTGTTTTGGAAAAATTGTTGGAATTGAAAAACACTTCCGCGGTGCCTTCCAGGGCCTTGGGTGCGATGAAGAACAGAGCCGGGATATTGAGCCTTCTTTTCCCGGCCAGGTCTTTTTGAACGCCCATCAGCTTGATGGCTTCGGCGACCGTAATTTCGTCGGGTACGCCGGCGGTTCCGAGGTTGGCATGGGCCGCGATAAACAAGGCCCGGCCGTCGCCCATGGCCGCGTTATCGGTCAATACTGCATAAGCTAAATCGCCGATCTTGCGCGCCCAGGATTCGCCGTGTTTGCGCGGGATGTCGGTCAGAGCGTTCAGGTCGTCGTTGATAATGGCCTGGCGGGTAATGGCGAACAACTTGCCGAAAGTCGCAATATGATATTGCTCTTGCGCTTCCGAAACGGTGCCGTACTTGTATTCGCCGTGTTCCAGAATCTCGTCCAGGTCATCGGTCTCGCTCGCGCGCCCGGAAGTTTGGGTTTTGAAATCGGAAACGGATCCGGTCGCGCACCAGAGCTGCCAACTTTCTGAAGCACTCTCCCAGCCCTCAAAAAGGCTTTTATTGGCTGTCGCCGCCAGGAGAATCGGAAAATCGCCGGTCATCATGGCCCGGCCGATCATCTCCATGGGATTGCCCGGAATTTTCACGCCCGCCCTTTGCAAGCACAACCGCGCCATTTCGCGCAGAGTATAGCCGCGCAACTCGTCCGCGCCCGGCGCCGGAGCCTTGATTTGCGAAATTCCGGACCGTAAAATCAACGAATCCGTGGCCGCCGCCCGGAACTTCTCGCCCTCGTCTCTGCCGAACTCGATTCCGCCCATCGGCATAACCGGAACTTCTTTTTGGCGTTTCTCGACCAGGTCCATGACAATCTTGCGGGCCGCGTCGATCTCCATGCCCCCGCTCACCATCCTGGTCCGCTCCTCGTCCGGAACCTCGAATCGTTTACACATGGCATCGATCTCGGCCACGCGCTCGCGTTCTACCCGCACGACTGCGCGTGAAATCTCTTGCGCATCTGGGGCCGGGGGAACGGCGTCATTCCGGCGCAGGCCGGAATCCATCCCCTCTTGGGCCGCACTCTCCGCCCGTATTTCCGGTGCCGTGATTTTTTCCATGAAAGCCCACGCCTCTGCCTCGGTGGCATCGGGATTCATGCCCCTCTTTAACAACATCTCCCTTAGTTTCTTGTCCATCTTCTGCTCCTCCTTTGATTGTTGATAATCTTTGCCATCCGCCCTGGCCTTGGCCATCTCGTCCGCTCCCAACGGGCAAACGCTCATTTCGCGCGGCACCCACTTGGTCGTAACCCGCAACGGCCCCTCGAACTTCCGGCCCTGGATGACTTTTGTCTCGCCTGCCTTAACCCATTCCGATTCCGACACGCGATAACCGACCGAGAAGTCGGTCACGTGCCCCTCTTTTACTTTGACGTAGGGCTCATCGCCCTCCGGTAAACTCGTGAAATGCGCCCGGCCCACCAGTGCGGGCGACCCGCCGGTCGTCCCTACAGAATCGATATGCATATCGCGATAAGACCCCACCACGCTGCCGGTCCCGCCGCGTTGATGTGTATCCAGCAAAACGACTTGCCGGTTGGCGGGCAGCACGCACCCGTTCATCAAACACACTTCGCGCACGACTTCAAACCGCTCCCAATCCCACACCTCGACCGGGTTTTCCGTGGCGCCCACCACCTCGATCGAGCGGGCCTTCTCGTCTAAGCTCGAAGGCCCGCCCTCCGCCCTGGCCCCGATCGTGATCGTTCGATAGCTCAAAGCTTCTTTTTCTACGTTCTCACGTTCATACGTTCCGTTCTCACGCTTGGTCTTCTTCATCTTTCTCCTCCGTTTCCTTATCGATCGCCGCCGGATTATTCGCCAAGGCCGTGCTCGTTTTCCCAAAATCCAATTTGCGCTCCTCCGCCATTTCCTTGGCCTCGGCGATCTCGTTATAAACGTCCTCAAGGTTGCGACCGTACGACTGCACGATCTCTTGGGGCGATTTGAAACCGTTCGCGACCTGATCGATCCACGCCTTGGTTTCGCGCAAGGGGTCCACGCTCTCCATGCCCGGCGGTTGCCATTCGGTTTTTAGGTAAGTCGTGGGCAAGGTGAAAAATCCGGGCAAATCCAGCTTGCCGCTCATGACCGCCGCCTCAAAAAAGGCCATTGCGGTCGGCATGCAGAATTGCCGGATATGGCGCATGGATATAGGCCGCAATTCCTTGGCAAAATCGTTGCGCTTGGTCCGGCCGGTAGAGTAGTTCATACCGCTATAATCACCCGAGAGTAGTTCATAGGGCGCCCCGGTCGTGATCGCCAGCATGGTCAGAACCAGGCGTACGAACGGGGCGAAGTTGTCGCCCGGCCGCGGATTGGACGACAAAGTCATTTTCTCGCCCGGCCGCATATATTCGATAATCGCGTTTTGCAGCGATTCGATTTTTTGACTATTTTCCGTGGTCGTGGTCCGGCCGAGTTGCGAAGCGACCAACGAATCCGTCTCCACGATCGCCAGCCATTTCGATGCCATTTTGGCCGCGTCGATCTCCGCTTCCATGATCGATTGCAGGTCGCCCGCCAAAAGCACGCCCGGCGTAAAAGACGAAATGCCGCGCAATTGCCCCGGCCGCAACATCTCGAAACCGTGAATCACATCCTCGGCCGCGACCCGGATCGATTTGCCCCACGCATCCGGGTCCGTGAAATGAAACGCGATCGTTTCGCCGGTGTCGGGGTTGTATTCCAGGCCGCGCGATATTTTATTGGTGCCTTTCGGTTCCGTCCTATAATCGGTGAGCCAATCCGCCTCATACACCCGCAAAGCCAATGGCAAGTAGCGGTTGCGCACAATGTCTTTGCGCGTTTCTTTGACCACGATAAACTCGCCCGCTTCCACATCTTGCGTTTTTTCGAGTCGCATGATCTCGTAATAGTGCAGCTTTTTAGCTACATCTGCTTTATCCGCCCAAAAATTAAAAGAGTCTTCGATCTTTTGATTGAGCGGCCGATTTAATTTCCCGTCCGTACCGCGAATACGGCTTTGAAACAAAATCCCGGTGCCCACGCTGTAATCGACAATCACCTTGACCGCCCGGCCGAAATAAGGAAAGTCGCGCACGAGCTGGCGAATCCGGCCCGTGACCGTGTTCCAGGACCCGCCGATAATGTCGTTGACGTTCCCGTTTATCGGACTCCACGGCCCGGTCAAGCGCGTGGTCTTGGCCGCGGCGTATTGCTCGGCCCGCAAACCCCTAAGTCCCACCCGCTGAATCCGGCGCAACGCTTCCCGTCGCGGTGCGAAGATGCCTATGCCGCGATCAAGAAAATTTTCAGCCTTTTCTAAAAAATTCGTTTTATTTTCTGTCACGCCACACCCATTTCCGATTTTAAAAATTATTAATCTTTTCTTTTTCCGTGTATTCCGTGTGTTCCGTGGTTAACTTCCTCTCCCGTCGTTTTTCGCATACGTCTTCGTCACCCCGCCCGCATCCAGCGCCGCCATGTGCTGCACATAAGTCAAAACTTTTTTAAACTCGTCGAACGATTTAAACCTCTTTTTCTGCTCGCCCACGGCATACTCCTCGACCCGCCACGATCCGGTCGCCAAATCGTTCAACATCGCCGTTTCCAATGCCGCCCATGTTGTAAACGCCATAAGCCCTCCACCGCCTCCGCCGCTCGGCGTCAAGGCCGCGATATCCGTTAAAATTTTTAGAATGTTAATATCAAGCGCCGCGAAGAGCGCGACAAGGGAAGCCTGTTCCGCGGTCAACCCGATCGCGGTCAACACGGGCGTCAAATCCACGCTGATGGCCGCGATCGCCGCCGGCAGGGTTGTCCCGGTATCGGTCAGAATCGCGTCCACATTGTCGTCAATGGCTTGGATTTTATTCGTTTCAGTTTTGATCAAAGCTATGTTGGCGTTGTCGGGCGCCGTGTAACCGGTCGTGGCCAGCCTGCTCGAAACCGTTGTATCGAGGTTGGTCGTAATCGTGCTCTTCGCGTCGTTGATCTGCTTGGCCGCCGATCCGGCCGTGGTTATACTTGTAATAACTTTTTCCCAAACCGCCGTGGCCACGTCCGCCGCAGGCAGCTTAATGGCAAACAAAATCTTGGCGCTTGCCCCATGCGACCAGTTGAGAAAATCGCCGGTGTTGACATCCGCTCCCAATACGATCACATCGGCTACTACGATATATCCAGCCGTGCCGATGCAAGAAATATATAAATATGCCTGGGTCGTCCTTGTAGGCGTTCCGGAAAGGGTCCATTGATACCAACCGCTGCCCGCGTCCGTCATGGCTGTGTACAGCATAGTCACTTCAGTCATTCCGGCCCCGGTCAGTTTTACGCTCGGCTCGACCGAACCGTTGTACGCCGCGTCTTTATATATATAGCCGGAAACGATCACCGCTTT